TGTCAACAGGGGTTCTACGGACAATGCGGGAGAAGGCTTCCTCAGCCACTGCGGCTGCCAGACCCTTGATGTCTAGCTCAATCTCCCCATCTGTGGTGGTTTCGACTTTGATCACAGGGGTTAGCTCAGGGGACTAGCTGATAACGGCTCAGAACTGGTCTCGTTTTGCGAGAGGCCAGTTCCTGTTAGGAGCGAGTGATAACGATTGGGCTGCCTGATACAGAATCCTTCAGGGCACGGAAGGTCATCTTCTGCGTGACTGATCCTGAACCACCCAAATCATGCTCACTAGTGTTCAAGCGAGCCTTTGGAAAGTTGACTGTGTAGTCATTAGTTCCATCAGTGAACACAGCCTCAATCTCAACATCTTCCTCATCAATGAACTGAGCATGAGTCTCAAAGTCCTCAACCAGTATGGTTAGCTGGCCTGTGACTTCGACTTCATAGCTGCTGATGTTGGCAACGGCGCTGGAGCCGATTACATAGTCACCATCCATGTGGTTGGTCAAACTGAATGAGAGGCCAGAAGCCTTCACGTCTGACCCATTGATCTGGATGCTTGATCCAACGTGAGTCATTGGCTGGTTGTTGCTGATGGCAGCAACGTTGGCTGAGATTGGGGTGTTAGCCACAACTTCATTCTTGCCAATCAGGTTGAGCGTCACATTGATGTAGCTGTTTGGGGCAACTGACATGTCAAAGCCATTGACCCTGACACCTGAGAACTTCTTGTAGGTTGGGTCAGCAAGGTCTAGGAATCCATCCTCAATGGCGAATGAGCGAGCAACCTGCCCCACCTTCAACACGTCCATTGTCCAAGTGCCCATGGTGGCAGCCTGTAGCAGTTCATCCCACTGGCCATACTGCAACTCACTAGCAATTGATCCATTGATGATCTTGTTGCCGTGGCTGGTGAATAGCTCCATGCGGTCTGATGTCAGAATCTTGGAGTCCAACTCATCGAAACTGGTGTTCAGTGCGAAGCTGGTCTTTGGGAGTTCAGCAGTGTTGGCTGTTGGGATCGTACCAAAGGCACTTTCCGCAACGTATGCGATTCTGCGACGATTGTTAGTTGCAATACTCATTAGTGTGTTTCCTCATTCCTCAAGTCGTACAAATGCGCCAGCGAACAAACAGTGGAGTCTGAATCCACGTAGGTTCCTCACGATTTGCCTCTACCCAAACTGCCTCTGTTACTAGCCTTCCATCCACTCCATCCAACTCCAGTAGTTGTGATGAGAGTGAATCAATCAAATCCTGTGCCACCACATCTGCTAGATCGAGTCCACGAGCACCGGAAGTGAAGATGTCGAACTGACAAAGGCCACTGATTTCCTCAATAGGATTTGGGCCAACTGTTAGCAGTTCGGTTTCTGCTGGGAGAAGCTTTACCCTCACCCATGCAACACCCACTACTGGCTCATGCCTCTCACCCTCTTTAGCAATGGAGACTTGGTATTTATTCGTCAAGGAATCAGCCACAGAGCCGAACTTGGCCCTGACCTTGGAGACAACTGTTACTGCTGTGGTCATGGATCAGCCCTTTGAGATCATCAATCCGTAGGCATACGGATTGCGGCTGTTGTCAGGATTGATCTCCCTGACTTCTGTGATGGCATAGCGTTGTGGGGTGTGCTGGCTGCTGTTGCGCCTAACCTCCAACCAATCGCCAATAGATGGCTTGCGGCGAAGATTGCCCTTCACCCAGCAGACCATTGAGGTTGTGACAACAGATGACCCACCAGCCAGCTTGGATCCATCCATGAAGGTCTTGGATGCAGTGGTCAGCGCACCAATGGTCTTTTCCAGGTTGGTGGCATCAATGGAACGGATCGTGACATTGGTTCCATATGCCTCAATGATTTCATTGATGGCTTCTACGGTGGCTGCTTTGTCTATCACTCAGTCACCATTACAGATGGAAGAATGATGGCGTTGATCCGTCAGCAACCAACAGTGGCTTGAGGATTTGTTCAATCTTCCAGAACCCGGTGAACTGCTCAGTCTTGACTGGCTTCTGATAGGTGACACTGCTGGAGAGAGTGTCTAGCTGGGTCTGTGCGCTGGTGATGCCTGCCTGACGGCTAGGCTTGGCGACTACATCGACGCCATTCAACGCCATTAGAGCTACTTCAGCGGTGGCATCCTTCAGCTGCTTTGGCATCTGACCAGTCGTGACGATCTGGATGCCATTGATGATGACCGTTAGGCGTGGCCATAGAAGGGACTGAATGTAGGCAGAGTGAGTCAGAGGGATTGACTGGAACTGTTCCCCATACAACAGGTCGATGGCCTTGGTGGCCTTTACTAGTGCAGATTCCTTCAAATCAGCATCAGTCACGGAAGTCCATTCAAGGTTCCCATACAGAGCGTGATAGCTGTCAGCATCTGCCACACTCATGTAGCTGGTGCTGTCTACTAGTCCACTACCATCTTCAACAATGAATCCTTGCATGAGAACAACCCTTGAATGTGTATCTGGTATTTATGCCGGCCAACAAAAAGGGCTCCCGTAGGAGCCCTGTTCTGTTTCCGCTGTGGAAATGTTGTCGCTTAGAGTGATACAGCGATGAAGTCGGACTTGTTGAGTCCTGCACCCCAGACCAATGCAATCTCGAAGCGTCTGCCGTAGTAACCAGCAAACTCAGATACTAGGAAGGTGATTCCTGATACTGGGTCTGTTACCTCAGTTGAGTCGAGCAACTGACCACCCTTTGCGTTGATGTAAGGTGGGCGAGCAGCCAAGACGATTGCGCTCTTGTGAAGTGCAATGTTTCTTGGTGAAGCCGCAACAACGCTGATTAGAGCGTTGGCTGAGACAGCCTTGGTGATAGGCATGTTCAACGTTACAGTGTTTGGAGCAACAGTCTTGCTTGCAACAACATACTTGGTGCTGTCGCCAGCAATGGTGATTACGTCACCCTGTACCAAGCTTGCTGGAGTTCCGCTGACACTGATGACAGTCTCACCAACGTTAGCCAAAGCAACGTTTGCAGTGATTGATCCAGAGGTTGGGGACTGGACCTTGTTGCTGTCGTGCATCCAGAATCCCTGAATCTTTGAAACGCTGCCTTCACGTAGCAACTGATCAGTGCCGGCTTCTGAAGCCTTGTACAACACAGACTGCTTGCCCTTTAGGTTTGCCATTGCGGTTGAGCCAAGAACCAAGTGACGGCCATCCTTTGGAGCGCCAGTGTCATTTAGGATCTTGTCCAACTGAGCGAAGTCACTCAAGTCATTAGCAACACCGAATGGTGTGTTGGAGGTATTAGCAACAGCGCCACCGATACCGTAGGCATAGCCTGCGTTCAAGTAAGCGACGTTGGCAACGTCCTGCTCAACCAAGTTGCTGATAGCACGGAAGCCCTGTGCAAACTGGTCAACTAGGATTGACTCAAAGTTGGTTCCAAGAGCCTTTTCCTGCTCTGCGGTCCAGACGACCTCAGCAGCCTTGAAGTTGCTTAGGGTCATTTCCTTGTAGGTTAGGGTTGCTGCACCAGTTGATGGAACAGTCATGCCAGGAACAACGTCGATGACGCTGGCTGGGCCAACGACAGGAGAACGTACAGTCTGTCCCTTGGCAGCTGCGGAGACTGCTGCATCAATCGTTACAGCTGGAATGAATCCAATCTGCTCACGTGCAACAACATCCATAGCCTTGTAGATGATTGGGAGTAGTCCAGTTAGGGTGTTTTCAATAGCCATGTTGGTAGAACCTCAAAAAGTGTTTCTGGTAATCGGTATTTAGTTGGCGACTACCTGAATCCACAGGGTTCGACCCGTGATCACTGGACTCCACCAGCATCACTTTGTTGTCTGTGAAACGGACTCCACCGCTGCACATATGGGTATTTAGGCAACGAAACGTTTGCGCAAATAAAAAGGCTCCCGCAGGAGCCCTCTGATCACCGATTGCTTGGTGCGATTACTCTGGCTTCACAGCCTTCATCACACATTCACTGGCTGCACCAAGGATGTTGCTGGTGTGCTTGAATGGCTCGCTATTGGGATCACAGCTAGATGCAGGGATTGAGACGATGTCAGCAACAACAGCGACTGGAACCAGTGCTGTTGCCACTGCGGCCTTGGTGAGATTGGTCAGCAGGCCAAACATGGTTAGATGACCTTGAACCCTGCTCTCATCTTGGCAATCCTCTCCACCGCTCCCAACTTGTCGAAGTCAGCACGGTTGATTTCCTTCTCACCCGCCTGAGTTCCATCAGCTGGGTCTTTTGGAGTGGTCTTGTTCACCTTCTTCTCAAACAAGAACCCATGGGCTGACTTCACCTTCTGAACAGCTGCGGTCAATGACGTTGCATCGACGCCACTTTCCTTGTCCCATTCAATTAGATTGCCATCCAACAACCTGACAGCGGCATCGACAGCCTCTGGCAATACCCCAGCCTTCAACAACTGAGCTTGGGCAGCTGCCGTAACTGCCGTGGACTTCACCGTTCCGAGCAATCCAGTGTGGTCAGTGTTTAGTTCCTCATACAGAGCCTTGTAGTCCTTGTCGGCTCCAGCATCAGTCATGCGCTTCTTTGCAGCGTCACGTTCCTTGATGGTGGTCGTTAGCTTGCTGTTGGACTCAGCTAGCTGAACCTGAAGGGTCGCCAACTGTGACTGAAGATCGTCAAGTGATGGACCAGTGTTAGTTTCCTGATTTGCGTTTTCTGTATTTGCGCTCATGTGTTCCTCGTATTGCCTTGCTGGGCTGTACCAGCGTTCTAGTTCAACGACTTATTTAGGCTGAGGAAATACGAGCCAGAAGCGACGACAGTATGATCCGGCAAATGGCTTTTCTTGTTCATCTACCACCCAGTCATACCTATGATATTGGGTGTTCAAGTCAGCATCGTCATAGCGTTGGAATGTGGCACCGAGGCTGCGCAGGTGCTTTTCAATGTAGGCAGCTGATGGACGGATACCAACACCATTCAAGGCTTGGTCATATCCAGTTTCCTTGTTCTTGTATTCGTAGCTGTCATCATTGGAGTTGGCGACTTCCGTTTCCAGAATCATCAACGTCTTGGTGTGCTTGATTGCTTGGGTTAGGTCTTGCTGCCAGTTCTGTAGGTGATACAAAACGCCACTGTGCAGGACGTAATTGAACTGGCGATCTAGGTCCCACTTGGTGTCTTGGTCTATGACTAGTGAGTCATGTCCACCGTGGGAGGTCCTGAAAACTAGCAAGTGATCCTCACGACCATCAGCAAAGGTGACATCAGCCCCGAGGTTCACAAACATCATTCCAAAGTCACCAAACCCGCAGCCAAGCTCAAGGAGTGACTGACCACGGAAGAAATCAGCACCTAGCAGCGCAACGATCTTGTTGTATCTGGCGTGGCGCCACTGGTCATAGTGGCCTGAGAAATACTCGTCTGGTTCCATTAGACAGCAGTGTTAGCGGCTGGAACTTCGCCTGTCTTGGCTGCCCTATTGAATGCAGCAATCTCATCAACCTTTCGGATTGCCTCAGTGCGGTCCAGTCCCTTCACAGCCATGAAGTAGTCCACGGCTGATGCTAGTCCCTTCTCAATCCTAGCAATCCACATGTCATCCTGACCCTTCTCATCGACTGGCAGGCTTGGTGGAGCAAACTCAGCCATCAACTGGCCATCACTCAACTCAGGGTAGAGAACCTGTAGCACTTCATAGAACCTGCGCAGACCTGCGGCCGCACTGACTGAACGCTGTTCACGCAACTCTAGGTTGTCGATTTCCTCAACAACCAATGCGAACCCGCTGGCTGCCTGACCCTCACCACCTGACTTGACCCTGACACTCCAGTCAGCAGCCACAACCTTGATGATCTGATCTACAGCACCAGACAGGGTTGCCAAGTCGGTATCTGTACCAACATATTTGAGTTCACCGGGATTGCCATGTTCATCAGCACCCAGCTTGACGAGCTTTCCAAGACCACCCAGCACACTGACTGGAGTGCCCTTTGGACTCAATCTTGAAAGATCATTGTAGACAGCGGACCCATCAGCAAGACCAGTTGGAGCAGTAGGCACCGTCTGTTGCTTATCAGATTGGATCAATTCCCCATTGAC